TGGAAGAAGCCAACATGAGGGGGTAATGCCATGCAATTCTGTTTTATTGCGAACGGCGACGTGCTGACGCTGCCGATTACGCCGGCCTCCTACGAGTGGACGACCGGCAAGAACATTGAGACCATCAATGTTTCGCAGCTCGGCGACGTGTACCTCCCCGGCAACCGCAGCCGGCACAGCGGCACGATCGAATGTCTGCTGCCCTCTCAGGATTATCCGTTTAACCAGCCTGGGACGATCCTTGACCCCGGCTATTATCTGGAGCCACTGCGCTACTGGGCGGCTGAAAAGATCCCCGTGCGGTACATCGTGACGGAAAGCGATATCAATGCGCTTGTATACATCGAGAGCGTGACCGAAAAGGAGCAGGACGGCACGGGCGACGTCTACTGCACGATCGCACTGCGCGAGTACGTGGATCTGGAAGCCCAGGAGGTCGCAACGCTCAACACGACGCGCTATACCGGCAACAGCGGCCGCAAGAGCGACGCCGCAAAGGACATCACCTATCACCGCGTCGTCTCCGGAGACACGCTCAGCATGCTCTGCCGGCGCACCTACGGCGACGGCACGGCGAGCTACTACAACGCCCTTGCCAAATATAACGGCATCAGCAATCCGCACCTGATCTACGTCGGGCAGACGATCAAGCTGCCGCCGAAGGATATTCTTCTGGGAGGCGGCTGATGGAGATCTATTTGACACATGACCAGTCGACCCGCCGCATCACGGATATCCTGCTCAACTGGTCCTGGAGCGGCGATAAGTCGACGCTGGTGCGCCAGCTCGTCGCCGAGATCGTTTTTGATGAGTCGACCGGCCTGCCCGTCCCTCAGATGGGCGACGCCGTGATGATGACGGACGACTCCGGCAATCCGATTTTTGACGGAGTCGTGCTTCGCAGAAGCGCCGGCAGCGAAGAGACGAGCATGAGCTTCACGTGCTTCGACCGCGGAATCTACTGCCGGCGTAACGACGGCACCTACAAATTCCGCGACGCGACGCCGGAGAGCATCACCCGCCAGGTCTGTGCCGACTATGAGATCCCCGTTGTGTCGCTGCCGTCGACCGGCGTGAAGATCAGCCGCAAATTTGCAGGCGTCGCACTGGATAAGATCTTTGAAACGGCCTGGACACTGGCCACACAGCAGACCGAGGACAAATATGCCATCACCTACACGCCGAAAGGCCTTCTGGTGGCCGTCCGAGACGTCAGCGAGCGCAGTATCGTACTCAAAGCCGAGTCCAACCTGATGGACGCCAGGACGGTGGAAGACGCGACAAACATGGTCAACAGCGTGGCCATCTACGACGCCGACGGCAGCTTCCAGCGCCGCGTGGGTACCGATGATGCGCAGAAGCTCTTTGGCATGATGGAGCGCCATTTGACCGAGAACGCCTCCTCTGACGTCGATATCGACAAAGAGGCGCAAAAGCTCTTGGACGACGGCGTCATGACGCAGACGGTCACCGTCGACGTCCTTGGGGATCTCTCACTGATCACCGGTCAGACGGTCGTCGTGAGGGAGAACAAGACCGGCCTGCAGGGGATCTTCTGGATCGACGCAGACGTCCATACCTGGAAGCGCGGAAATTACTACTGCAAGCTAACACTCAACTGCCGGAACGTCGTTTCCGGCACCATTGCCGGAGGTGATTTGACATGAGCCAAGAAAGTGCCCGCGACCCCTATGTCGGGATCAACCAGCATATTTCGCAGCGCGCCAACAAGGAGCAGCACCAGACCTACACGATCGGCAGGATATTATCGCTCGATCCGATCAAGATCCGCGCCGACGGCATCGACCTTGAGAAAGAGGATCTCCGCGTGGCGGAATCCATGTATCCCAATTTTCTGGAAAATATCGAGGACCGTGAAGAAAATGGCGTCGAAACGCTGCTGCCTGAGAAGCTGGTGCAGGTCACGCAGAGCGCCATCGGTCCGTTCGTGTTTCTCCGGCCGGAGGAGCATGTTTTCGGCTGGGTTGTGCTCAACGTCGACGATGAAGTCCTGCTCATGCGCTCGGATGACGGACAGACCTATTATCTCATCGAGAGGATGGTGACACTGGAATGAACATTTTTCCTCTGATCAGCTCGCCGGTGTCCGATTTGGGTACCGAGCTTCCGCTGGCGCGAGAGGTGCGCTGGGATTTTACTAAGGACGAGCCCGTCTGGCACGGCGGGAACCCCGCGAAGGTGACCGGCGCGGAGGCTGTGCTGGTGTGGGCCTGGAACACGATCAATACGTCGCGCTATCTGCATGACGTGTTTACCCATAATTACGGACAGGATCTGCAATCCCTGATCGGCGAGGCCTATGGCGATGACATCAGGCAGTCAGAGGCTATCCGCTGTATCCGAGAAGCGCTGGAGATCAGCCCTTATATCAAAACTGTCCATCAGATCAGCGTGCAGTTCGAGGGTTCGGTGCTGCACCTGTCTTTCAAGGCAAAAACCATTTACGGGGAGGTAACGCTCAATGACGGAAAAATCGCCCTTTGAGAGCATGACGCCGGAAAGCATCAAGTCCGAGATGCTCGGGCGCGTGATCAATGCCGGCGTCGATGTGGATGCCCGTGAGGGCAGCTATGCTAATGTGCTTTTGAGCGAGGCTGCCTACGTCATGTGGAAATACGGCCAGACACTGAATGGTTTTATCGACATTCTGTTTCCGAGCGCCAACAGTGGGCGTTACCTCGACCTGCATGCAGCGCAGATCGGTATGACCCGTCAGCCCGGCGCAAAGGCAGAGGTGACAGTGACATTCTCGGGCGTGGACGGCACGAAGATCCCATCAGGGACCGTTGTGTGCACGCCGAGCGCGCTGCGCTTCCTGACAACAGAAGAGGTCACCATCGCTGCCGGGCTTGCCAGCGTGCTCTGCATCGCTGAGGATATCGGCGCGGACTACAACGTGCCGGAGGCGACCGTCACGCAGATGGCGGTCAATATCCACGGCGTGCATGGCGTAACCAACGCGGCCGCCGGCGTCGGCGGCGCGGATGAAGAGAGCGATGCGGATCTGTGGGCTCGATACCATGAACGCCGCACGGAGCCGATCACATCCGGCAACGCCAACCACTACGTAATGTGGGCAAAGGAGGTCACAGGCGTTTCCTATGCCCGCTGCATTCCGCTGTGGAACGGCAATGGCACCGTCAAGGTTATCATTGCCGGCGCAGACAAAAAGCCGCTTGACGATACGATCGTGACCGCCTGCGCAGCACACATCGAAGCAGAGCGCCCGATCGGCGCGACAGTGACGGTGGTCTCGGTCACGGAAGCTGAGATCCCACTCGTCGCAAAAGTCAAGCTGATCAGTGGGCACAATCTCGACGAGGTCAAGGCGGAGCTGTCTGCGGCGGTTGGTGCACTGCTTGCAGCGCTTCCCTTTGCTGAAGAGCAGAGCGTTCCCTACAGCCGGTTCCTCGCGTGCCTTCTGCAGTGCGCAGGCGTAGCGGATTACAGCACATTCACTGTCAATGGAGTAAAGACGGCGCTGCGCATCAACTCTGGCACGATTCCCGTGCTCGGCACTGTTGATGTAACGACCTATTAAGGCGGTGGAGCATGGAGAATCGCGAGAAAGTACCTGTTCGGTATCGTAAAAATGCACAGACAGCCGCGCTGCTCGACACGCTCGGGCTTTCCGCCCAGCAGATGGCGGATCTTGTAGAGGACGTCAAAAAGCAGTTTTTTATCGAGACTGCCACGTGGAGTCTGCCGCTCTGGGAGCAGCAGGTGGGTATTGCGCCTCCGACAGGAGCCACCGAAGCATCACGCCGCAGCGCACTAAAGGCACGCCTGTTGGCTGGCGGCAATACCACTGCGGATACCATCCGCGACATGGCTACAGCGATGACCGGATACGCTGCACGCGTCATTCTCAATGATGACTACAGCTTCACGTTGGAGTTTCTGGGGGAGACGGACGATTTGGTTGAGTTAGATCTAAGTGGTCTGACGGATTCCGTCAATCTTATCAGTCCGGCGCATCTGCGCTTTATCATTGCCGGCCTGACGTGGGAACGGTTTGAGGCAGTCAACATGACGTGGGCAAAGCTCGAGAATATGAACATGACATGGGAACGGTTGGAAGAGTCTGTTCCCATTGTCGGAACAAAACAGTAAAGGAGAGCAATATGAGAAGTCAGGGACGGTTTGGTGCCAATTACAGTGTGAATGGGCACCGCACGAGCGGCGAGCGCCGCGTCGACTTTAATAAGGGGTATAGTTTCCTCTTCGAACGCTGCTTTGAAGAAAATACCTTGGAGGAAATTGAGAAAATCGACTGGTCTCATGTCACTGTGAAGACACTGGATGCGAACTATCCTCCCTGCAGTCTTCCTGAAGGATATTCCTTCGTTGTCAAGGATATTCAGTACATCAAGTGCTACGACAGCTTTGAGGTGACGATTGAGGTCGACAAACAGTACTGGGGCGATGTGACGCCTTATCAGGCGCAGATTGCCGAGCTGACGGCGGCATCCGAGGCCAAGGACAGTGAGCTTTCCGAGAAAAACGCCCTGATTGCGGAAAAGGCGCAGCAGATCGCGCAGAAAGACAGCAAAATTGCGGAAATGGCAGACGCCGAGCAGGCGGCGAAGATCCTGCTCGGCGAGGCCGACTAACGGGGATGTGATAGGATGACCGCCTACGAGCAGGCCGATCAGGAGCGCAAGCAGCTATGGGATAGAAAAGAGCTCGTCAAATCGCAGTTAAAGGACATCGTCAATCCGGAAGAGCTCGCCAAGCAGAAAAAACGCTATGGCATTCTTGAGGCAATGTATGAAGAAGCCCTGCTGCGTATGGAGGCTGCCCGACCGCCGAAGGACAAGCGGCGGAAGGCCCCCAAGCAGCGCAGGATCGCTCTTTATATGGAAGGCGTCCTTGAATCCGAAAACGCTTGCCGCGGCGAAGCTAAAGACGGTGCTGTTGCCGATATTTTCGGGAATACGGTGCGTTGGACGGACCTTGACATTGATCCGGATGACGAAGACAAAAAAGCCCGCCTGATGCGATGCCTCAAGCGCGGAAAAGCCGCCTGCTCGCCTCGGCAGCAGGAAATGCTTGATTTGTTTTTGCAGGGGAAATCGATTCGGGAAATTGCAGAAGCAACGGGGGTGGATAAGACCACAGTGTCGAGAACTCTAAAGCGCGCAAAGAAAACGATCAACGAAATCGAAGGAGCCATGCGCAACGAAGAGCGCGCAGAAGCTCGGGGCGTTATTGATTTTTCTTCAAGAGAAGTGGCCGAGGACATTCTTTCTTCCCTGACCGAAACGCAAGCCGTTTACTTATATCTTTACTACGGGGAATGGTTAAGCCTGCGGGATATCGGCGAATTGCTCGATAAGAGCCACGTTTCCGTATGCAATGGAATCCACCGCGCAGTAAAAAGAATCCGCGAAAAATATAACGATAATGAGGACTTGATGCTCTGCGGTGTTGAAGACCTTGAACCCATGCTATATGAGATATATCAACAGCCGGATATCGAACACCTCGTGCCTCAGCGGGCAAAAGATGCTGCAAAGCACGCCTATGTGAAACGGAGGTTCCCAGAAAACATGAAAAAGAGGAACTTGCGCCATAGGGAAATATGGAACGAACCGATATGGGCACAACGAAGAATTCGTAAAGTCAATGACAGCAGACTGCTCCGCGCTCTGCAAGACGCGGCAGCACAGCGCGCCACATCGGTGTTAAATCTGTTGTCAAAGCTGATCACTTATGCACGAAAGAAGATTTTGAAAGGAGTCGATTCCTATTATGAGTGGAAAAAGCTACACTGAGCGCGCACGCGCGCTGAGGCCCTATATCGAGCAGGCCAGCGAAAGCCTGCCGGACAGCGACGCAGCAAAGGCCGTTGAGATGTTCCCGCGCTGGGCGGATCACATCGGCGAGACCGTCAAGCCCGGCGACCGCCGCAGCGATACGGACGAAAGCGGCGTACTGCACGTCTACCGCGTCAACAAAGGTCAGGGCCACACCACGCAAGAGAACTGGCCACCGCACTCCACCCCTGCCATGTGGACGATTATCAACGTCGACCACGCGGGCACGCAGGATGACCCGATTCCGGCCGCTCGTGGTATGGAGTACACCTATGGTCTTTATTACAAAGACCCCGAAGACACTAAGCTATACCTGTGCGAGCGCACCGGCGAGGCCGCCGGCGGGAAGATCGTCTTGCAGTATCTGCCACACGAGTTGGTAGGGAACTATTTCACGGCGGTGAGCGCATGACGGCGGCGTTGATTTCCGCCGCAGCGGCGGTGGTGGTGGCGCTCATCGAGGCCATCGCCGCCCGCGACCGTCGGCGCGACAAGAAGGAGCGTGAAAAGGCCGCCGAGCAGCAGAAGATGCAGGAGCAGCTGATGCTCAAGCTCATCGAGGGCAGCTGGGCGGCTATCGCGCTGGGCGAGGCAACGGCGAAGGCGATGCAGCGTATTCCGGACGCGCACTGTAACGGGGACATGCACGCCGCACTGGACTACGCCGCCGAAGTGAAGCACAAGCAAAAAGAATTTTTGGCCGAGCGGGGAATTCACTCCATCCTCGATAACGGGGCGGCGGCATGAAAGCGCTGAAAGCCCGCTGGGACAAGATGAAAAAGCGGGACAAGTACATATCCATCGCCATTTTCAGCCTGACGTGGTACACCGTGGCGTCGCTTATCATGACGGCGCTCGGCGTGCCGCCGCCGGATGTGCTGACGGAACGATGGTTCAAGGCATGGACAACAGAGCTTGTCGTTGTGGCAGGCATCAAGATTTTCAGAAAGGACGAAACGACACTATGAATAACGAATTACTGAACAAGAGACTGGCGAACCTGTGCAGCGTGAAGAGCATTGTGACGATCGCCGCGACCGGCGCGGTGATCTACGGCTTTGTCGCCGGCAAGATCACAGGCGAGCAGCTCATGCTGATCTACAGCTCGATCATCGCGTTCTACTTCGGCACGCAGAGCCAGAAGACGCAGGACGCCATTGACAAGGGGGCGTAAAGGCATGAACATCCGCAAATATCCCGCGAACGCGGGCAACGTCGGCGGCACGCGCGCGGCGAGCGGTATCCGCTACATCGTGATCCACTACACCGGCAACGACGGAGACACGGCGATGAACAACGCCAAATACTACGCATCGAACGTCGTGAAGACGAGCGCGCACTACTTCGTTGACGCGAAGGAGGTCATCCAGAGCGTGGACGATCTGCGCGTTGCGTGGGCGGTCGGCGGGAACAAGTACCCGTCCTGTCCGCAGACGGGCGGCGGGACGCTGCACGGGCGCTGCCTGAACGCAAACAGCATCAGCATTGAAATCTGCGACGCGAAGAAGGACGGCGTTTACGCGCCGGACGCGCGCGCCGTGGAGCGTGCGCTTGCGCTGACGCGTGAGCTGATGAAGAAGTACAACATCCCCGCGAGCAACGTCATTCGCCATTTCGACGTGACGGGCAAGCTGTGCCCCGCGTACTGGTCCGGCAAGGAGAACGCGGGCAAGTGGGAAAAGGAATTCCACGGCAAGCTGACGGCGCCCGATTACCGCGCGCAGCTTCAGAAGCGCGCGGGGTTGACGGACGGCACGATGGATTACCTCTCGGCGTATCAGTACGGCGATGACTTGATCCGCAAGCTTGCGACGATGCGCTGACTGTCTAAGCACAAAACACCCAGACAGCAAAAGCTGACTTGTTACTACCTAAATCTGCACTCCTATAATGGGGACAGTATAAAGCGCCCGAATCGCTACCAATTTGTGCCTCGCTTCTGAGACAGAAAAAGGTAGTAATTTCGGGCGCTTTTTGTTCCACGTTTGTTCCACGAAATGACAGAAAAAAACAAAAATCGTCAAATGACATGAAATACAAAATGAAGAAAATTAATAAATATCAAGCAACACGGAGACTGCGAAAAGAAAGCGAATATAAAGAACCTCTTTCGAGTCCTGTACCGCGCACCAGAGAAAAACCTTGAAGCTTCAGTGGCTTCAAGGTTTTTTTATTGCCCTGAAACCCTGTTTAGCCGTATTTTTAGCCTTATTGTCCCTCAAGCATCCGAAACGCTCTTGATAAACTGCTCCATACGCTCTGCACTGTCCTGCTTCATCTG